TAACGAAGAACTAGAATTTATTAACAAACCAATATAAGGAGAACACTATGTTTAATTTTAATCCGTTTAAAATTCCTTCTTATAAAGAAGTTAAAGAATCAACTGAAAAGTTATATGCTGATTCTGTTAAATTCTTTGAAGAATGGGTTGAGGATGTTAAGAAGTATTTCAATAAAAAATAAATTTATAAAATAATAAAATGAAACAACAAGGTCTATACGCAAACATTAATAGACGTAAAAAATTAGGAATATCTAGACCAAAATCTAAATCAACTATATCTAAAAAGGCATATAGTTTTATGAAGATGGGTTTTAAAAAGAAAAAGTAAATGGCTAATACATATAAAAGTTATTTTGTAGATTTAACTACTACAAACAAAACTCTTATTTATACTGTTCCTGCCAATACAACTGCAATAGTTAAAACAATCCAATTAACAAATGAAACTGGTAGTATTAACGTTCAAGTTTATGTTACTGATACATCTGCAAGTATTGAGTATGAAATAGCTCATATAACAATGGCAGCTAGATCTACTGATAACTTTGCATATGGTAGTATAGTTTTAGAAGCTGGTGATTTAATAAAGATTCAAGCAGCAACTGCCAATACAGTTACCGGAGTAATATCAGTTTTACATATTCAGTATTAATGAATGTTATTAGCATACCAGTTGATAAAATAGACTCTGTTTGGATATTAGTAAAAAAGTATATTGATGATGCTTTATTATACTCTGGTGGTCATAATGATAGCGACTTTGTCCATAAAATGCTTAAAGAAAATAAAATGCAATTATGGGTTATATGGGATGATTCCAAAAAAACTATAGAAGAAAATTTAAATGGAGTTGTTGTTACAGAAATTATCCAAAGAAAATATACTAAAGCATGTAATATTTACATATTAACAGGAAAGAATAGACAAAAGTGGCAACATTTAGTAAGTGTTATAGAAGATTTTGCAAAACAAAATAATTGCAACATCATGGAATTAATTGCAAGACCAGGATGGCAAAAAATTCTAAAGAATTATAATTACAAAAGAACTCATATAGTTCTTGAAAAAATAATAAACAAACAATAGGAGAAAACAATATGTCATTCGGAGGAGGAAGTTCAGGCGGAGGTGGAGGAAATACTGTTACTCAAGTAACACCTTACGGCCCAGCACAACCAGCGTTAAATCAAATTTTAGCAGAAGCAGGAACTATTTATGGTCAAGGCCCAGTTCAATATGTTCCACCATCTGCACAAACATTAACAGGTTTAGGAATACAAGAACAATTAGGAACTGCAGCTGCACAACAATTTTCAAATACTTTACAAGGAAATTATTTAAATCCTTTTTTATCTCCAATAATTCAAGGAGCAGGAAAAGAAGCATATAATACTGTTGCATCACAATTTTCAGGAGCAGGAAGAACTCCAGGTTCTCCTATGTCTCAGCAACAAGTTGCAGATATTGTGGCACAAAGAGCTTTGCCTTATGCCTTCCAATCTTATGGTCAAGAAAGACAAAATCAATTAGGCGTTGCTCAAGCTATGCCAAGTTTAACTCAGACTGGATCACAATTAGAATCTTTACAAAGAGAATTACAATTAGCTCCATTTCAATCTTTACAAAACTATGCAAGTATAGTTTCTCCAATTGCTGGAGGTTTCCCAATACAACAAAAGAATGTTTCAGCTGCTGCATCTAATCCTTTGTCAATGGGATTTGGAGGAGCATTATTAGGTTCTCAACTTGGGCCAGCATTATTTGACACAACAGCTGGAACTGGTGCTTTATATGGTGGTGGTTTAGGATTTTTAGCAGGATTAATATAAATGAAAAAGAAACCAGTTAAACAAGCAGGTGTTTTAAATTATTTAGGAGAACAAGAAATTGTTAAAGCTCCTAAATATTGGCAATCAAAAAAAGGTCATCCAAAAACAAAACTTTCTTATATAACTGACGAAGAAGAAAAAGCATTAGTTGATTTAAATTTATACGGAACAATGAATGACGGTCAACCTAACATTGGGCCAGCTGGCATAATAAGTCTTGATGGCGGAGATGGTGGTGGAGACGGAGGTGATGGCGGAGGTGGTGGCGGAGGTGGTGGCGGAGGTTCTGCTGGTGGAGATAGCGGAGATAGCGGAGATAGCGGTGATAGTGGGGACAGCTCAGATAGTTCTGACTCTTCTGATTCTGACTCTGCTGACTCTGCTGATGACTCTGCTGATGATTCTAACGATGATACTGCTGATGAAACAAATACAGATGAAGAAGATACTGTAGACGAAGTAGATGTAGAAAATCCTGTAATGAGTGTTGTTAACAGAATGATTGACAACATCAAAATGAACCCAATAGCAACTATGATTGGCATGGTAAATCCTATTGCAGGTATAGCAGCTAGACTAGCAATGAACGCCTATGCGGCAAATCAAAGAGGTGTAACAGCTCCAAATGATTTTAGCCAAGCCCAAACATCTGTTCAAAATACAAATAGTAATACTGGTCAAGGCACAGGAAATGGTGGTGGTAGTGGAAGTCTTGCTGATTTAGTTCAACAAGTATTAAATCCAAATTCGAATCCAGTATTTGCTAAATCTCCTGCAACAGATTGGTATTCAAATGTTTATAGTAAAGGTTTAATAAACAATGGAATTAATGATGCTTATAAAGTAGCTAAAGCAAATATTAGTGGTATATTAGGAACAAGTAATAACCAACAATTTGGATTGGTTAATCAACAAAATAATCAAACTAATCCATATTATAAATATTTATCAACAAGAGGATTAATATAAATGGAAAATCTTTTAGAACTTTTAAAGAAATATAATTTAATGCAACAGTCTCAAGCTGATGGAACTAATTTTGGTGTATCAGATCCATTTAGATTTAATCAAGAACCACAATCAGAAGATATGAATGTTGGTTTTTCTAAGACTTTAGGGATGTTATCAAATAATAATCAAGATAATCAATCAATATTAAATGAAGGAAACAAGACAAATAAAACATTAAGTCTAATGGGATTACTTGGTAGTCCAGAAGCATTAACAGGATTAAGTTTAATATCAGCAGGATCAAGAGGTGAGAATATTGCCCAAGCCGCATTACCTTCTTTTATTGAGGGATTAAAAGTATCTTCTGTAGTTAAAAGTATGGAAGCTCAAACAAGAAAAGAAAAAGCAATTAAAGATATAGCAAGCAAAGTTCCTGAAGCATATAGAGGTTTCTTTGAAGCGTTTCCTGAAACTGCATTTAAAGTATTATATGATAAAGAAAAAAATTCATTATCTAATGAAGCGCTTAAAGTTTATGCAAAAAAATTAAGAGGTGATCAGCTTTCAACAACAGAACAAGAATTGTATGATGCAAAAGTTAAAGGTGGAGAAAACCCTTTAAATGCTTTCTTTGCTAAAATCCTTGCAGATCCTGAGATGCTAAAAAAATTCCAACAAAAATAATTAAATGGCTCAAGAGTTATTTGAGGATTTTAATATTCAACTTCCAGATGATTATTTATTAAGTTCTCTTACCCCATCTGATAAAGAAATTCAAAAAATAAAATTAGAAGAACTTAACAAATTATTACCAAAAATTCCATCAAACATAAATGATGATCAAATAAGTAATGTTAAAAATGATTTAAATTTTTTTGAAAAGAATTTTCCAATTACAAGCGATCAGTTAAAATCAGTATGGGAAAGCGATCTTGGTCTTGCAGATGAAAGTAAAGATAAATTAAGATGGTTATTAGGAGATCCGAACAAAACATTAATTGGTAAATTTAACAACTATTTAATTGACACAGGATCTAAAGGAATTGATTTAGCTGTTAGATCAGGAACTTCATTAGGATTTTTAGCTTCAGGTGTTGCAGGAGATGGTTTAAATTTATTTAATAAACTAATTGACCAAGATGCAGGAGGAGCTGGTGAAAGATTAACTAGAGATTTCAATATATTTATGATTGGGAGATTGGGTGAATCAGGTTCTTTTAGACCGTCTGCTAAAAAATCAAATACTATTATTAGTGAAAAAACTGGCGAAGAGATTACTGACGTATTTAAATATGCAAGAGAAAATGCAGATAAAAAAAGTGAAATTCTTGGTACGGTAGAAAAAATTGTTGATGATGAAATTAACGTTATTAAAAAAAATGACAAAATTATTGGTGAAAATTTATTACCAGAGAATGTAAATAAAAGAACTGAATTTTTAGACGATATAGTTAATACAAATAAGAGTGCATCAGAAGGTATTCCTCAAATTAAAATGGAAATACCTGAGGTTAAAGTTCCAAAAACAGAAATACCAAAAGTTGAAATCCCAATTATAGAACCTATTGCAGAACCAATTGTCCCATTAGAAAGAAAACCTGCCTTACCAATTGAAACTACAAAAAAAATAACCGAAGCTGCAAAGAAATTCTTTGAAGAAGAAAACATTAAATTAGATCCAAAAAAACCAGTATCATTACAAATACAAGAGTTATGGCAGTCTGGTAAGTATGACATTCCAACTGTTGTTAGAAAACTTGCTGAAGATAATAAAATAACAGCTGAAGAATTTACAACTTATATTTATCCTAGCGTTAGAAAATCAGCGCAAGAATTAAATGCGTATTCACAATTATCAAAATACATTAGAGATCAATTAGATCCAAGTGGAGCTTTTGATACTGGGAATACAAAGGGATTTTTTACTAGATTAAATAATGTTTATAGAGGTTTATTGGTTACAAGGTTATCAACTTCTATTCGTAACTACATATCTCAAAGTGCAAGACTTGGATTAGACACAATACAATCAGCTTTAGATTATGCTTTACAATCAGCAATTAAACCGTTTGTAGATCCTATTCAGTTTCAGAAAAACAGAGTTAGTCCAATGAGTAATCTTCAGGGACTTATAAATAATTTTACACAATTAAATCCAAAGGGTGGTTTTGCAAAACATAAAGAATTAAAAAATTTAACAAATAAAATTTTAGATGAATTTAAAAGTGAAAAAGATAGATTATTTTTAAATTATGCTTCAGATTTAAAAAGTGGAAAAGGAATAAAAGGAGCAAAAGATGTATTTGGAAAAGTTGAAGGCGCAGTTGATTTAGCAAACATAGTTAATAAAACTCAAGAATTTATAACAAGGAGAGCTGTATTTTTAGCAAGATTAAATGAAGCTGTTAAAGCTAATCCAAAATATTATAGAGGAAGAAATTTAGATAGATTAATTAAAGAAAATGAACTTAATTTAATTAGACCATCTGATATAGCAACTGCTGTTGATAAAGCATTAGACGTTACCTTTGCAAAAGATTTTAATATTACAAAAGGTGGATATGAAACATTTGCCGCTGGATTAATAAAATTAGTTAATTCAGCTCCATTCTTACTTACAAATATAATTCCGTTCCCAAGATTTTTAATGAACTCTTTAAAGTTTCATTTTGATTATAGTCCACTTGGAATTTTAAGTTTAATGAGTAAGAACGAAAGAGCTGCAATAGCTAGAGGTAACACATCAGTTTTAAGTAAAGCAATTCTTGGAACAGGAATGTTAACAGCTGCTATCGCATTAAGAAATCAATCTTATGCTGGAGATAAATGGTATGAATTTAATGTTGGCAAAAGAACTGTAGATGTGAGACCGTTTAACCCATTTGCTGCATATCTATTTGTTGGAGATGCAATTAAAAGATACCAAAATGGAACTCTTAGAAATTTAGATCTTAAAGGAATAGCTTCTGTATTCGCAGGAATTAGAGGAACAACAGGATTATATTTAGTAGATAAGACTATTGATTTCGTAAAAGATCCCAAGTTAGATGCTGATGCAATAAAATCTGGTCTTGGTAAATTATTTGGAGAAACTCTTGGTGGATTTTTAACTCCATTGCAAAACATTACTGATGTTATGGCACAGTACAATCCAGAAATGAGAGTTGTTAGAGATACATCTGGTCAAGAAATTACAGGAGCAATTGAAAGAAGATTTCCATTAACAAGATTGCCTGCGGTAACATCTGCAACATCTTATATTATTGATGCAAACGGAATTCCTAGAGCAGCTCCGCTTAAAAGAGAAGATCCATTAGTAACACAAGTTACTGGAGTTGGTTTTATTACAGCAAAAAATCCTGCTGAAAAAGAATTAGATAGACTTGGTTTTGAATCAAGAGAAATATTTAAATCAACAGGAATACCTGAGGTAGATAGAGCATATAAAGATAAATTATCAGTAGCTATTGGTTTTGGTCTTTCAAGTATTGTTTCTAGTCCACAATACCAATTATTAAATAATTCATCTAAATCATTTGTTGTTAAAGAATTTTTAAGTAGTGCAAGAGAATCAACTAAAAAAGAAATTCAAAAAGATACAAGTCTATCTCCATTTTTGTTGGAATTAGATATAAAAAAATTAGATAAAGATAGATTAAAATTATTAGATGACTCTGTAGGTTTAGATCATATTAAATTACTACTGAATGAATTACAAGGTAAGAAAAAATGAAGTCCCAGTCGCAAAAAAACAACGAACAAATCCTCATATTAAATGGAAAGATTAAGCTAGTAGATCAAAAGATTGACTTATTAATGAATAATCACTTAAAACACATTGAAGATAAGATCAATACTATATATAAGGTGTTATGGTTAGTAGTAACACTAAGTATAGGGGCATTAGCAGATCTCATAGTAAGAGTGTTAAGCCATTAACCAAAAGTGCAATAGGTGCTATATCAGAATATGAAGCTATTTGTTCTCTTGTCAAACAAGGATATATGGTTGCAAAGTCAATTGACCCACAATGTATCTTTGACTTGGTTGCAATTAAACCAAATGGTACAGTAAGATTAATAGATGTTAAAACAAAATCATATCGTAAAAAAAACAATCATAATATTCACAGATCCCCAAATGAAAAACAGAAACAACTTGGTGTTGAACTAATGGTTATGGATCAAAAAAATATTTTAAAAGATTTAGAACATAATAAAAATTTAGTAAAAGAAAATAAACTTACAGTTGAACAAAATAAATATAGAAAAAAAAGAAAAGAACAAAAATGTTTTAAATCATTTAAAGATTTAATTGATGTCTTTAATAACAAAGAGAAGATGGATAGTATCAAGTAAGTGCATTAATTATCTATACAACGATATTCGTTGTGTCTTATTAAACAATTGTAAATGTAAAATGGATTACCAAGCAGTTAAAGATAGAATTAAAAAGCATGAAGGTTTTAGGAATACTGTTTATTTAGATTCATTAGGCAAAGCCACAATAGGTTATGGTCATTTATTAACTGAAGATGATGATTTTGAAGAGGGTATTCAATATGATAAATCTTTATTAGAAAATTTATTTGATAAAGACTTTAATAGATCTGCTTATAATGCAGAACAATTATTAGAAGGATATACAGTTGCGCCACTTGCAAGAGAGGTAATTATTGAAATGGTATTTCAATTAGGCATTGGTGGTGTATCTAAATTTAAGAATATGTTTACAGCATTAAAAGAATATGATTATTTAAAAGCTGCAGCTGAAATGTTAAATTCAGTATGGCATAAACAAACGCCAGCTAGATGCGAAGAGTTGTCAAACTTAATGAGAAAGTGTCAGATATAAATGTTACCAATGTTAGGCGCAATAGCTCCATTAGCCAAAATACTATTTAGTACAATTGAAAAATCTATACCGGATAAAGATTTACAAGAAAAATTAAAAGCGCAACTTAATCAACAGTTGTTACAATCAAGTACACAAGAGTTACAAGCAGCTGCTAGAATAGTAGAAGCAGAAGCTAAAGCAGGTTGGTTTGCAAGTTCTTGGAGACCATTATTAATGTACGTTTTAATATTTGTTTTAGTATTCAATTATATCTTTGCACCAATTATTAAAATGATTACAGGTATTGTTGTTGGATTTGATTTACCAGGCGATGTTTGGACATTATTACAAATTGGTCTTGGCGGATATGTAGTGGGACGCAGCGGCGAAAGCATAGCTAGAACTTTAGCTAATAAAACAAAAGATTAATATGATTAATTATAGAGGAGAAAGATTCTCAGGATATAATAAACAAAAAAGAACTCCAGGCGAAAGAAAGAAATTTGCTGTTCTGGCAAAGAAGGGTAACCAAGTTAAGATAGTTAGATATGGTGATCCAGAGATGAAGATAAAAAAATATATAGCATCAAGACGTAAGTCTTTTAGGGCCAGACATAATTGCGATACAGCTAAAGATAAATTTACACCTAGATATTGGTCTTGTAAAAATTGGTAAATGATTTCTGAAGAACAGTATAATAGATTACATCTATTAACTAAAAAATATATAGATAAAAATTGTATTATAAGAAATAAAAAAATGCCAGGTAAGTTACCAGGAACAACTTACACTTGGATGTTTTATTTAAGAAATGGTTTATTTAATCATGTATTTCTTTCTGCAATATCTCAAATGTTTATTTATAAAATAAATAAAGAAATAAGAAATTTTGATTTTCAAATAACAGGATTAGAAACAGGATCAACTCCATTACTTTCTGCAATACCTTTGGTTGCAAGAGAATATAACTTAGACATAAATGCTTTCTCAATAAGAAAAGAAAGAAAAGAATATGGCTTGTTAAATTATATTGAAGGCATACCAAATAAAAAACCATGCTTGATAGTTGATGATCTTTGTAATTCATCTGCATCTATGAGAAGAGCTTACGATATTTTACTTGCTCATAAACTTACTGTCTTTAATTATTCTTTTTGTATTGTTAATAAAGTTAATAAAAAAATACATGATAAAAAAAGAATACACACAGATATGTATATGCCAAACCACAATAAAATTATTTATCTTTTTGACTTAGATGACTTTAATCTATATAATCCTTCTCATTAATGGCTAGACAAAAAATAAGATTACAGCATGTAGGTTTTTGCAAATCTTGTTCTATTGAAATTATTAATACAGATTCATTTGTTATCTACGCAGATAGAAAATGTCAGCATGTAAATTGCATGGAGAAAGAATATAAAGATGGCATTTCTAAACCACAACATCCCAGTCTGGAAAGCAAAGATCAGACTAGAGTTTCTATATAATAAAGAAAAACATATAGGAGAAGAAGAGGATTGTTTAATCCATTCTATTACTACATTAGAAGGTAGAACTCCTCTATTTAATATCTTGCTGCCTAATGGCGCTAACTATGCAAGACTTCCTATTCATGCTTTCTTTTCAGATAAGTATAATAGAAATGAAGTTAAAGATTTGCAGTTAAAAGATTTAGTGTATTGGGATTGTTTATCTTATTATGCAGGTGTTATTGAATACAATGCTCTGGTTACATCTCAATGTAAGTTTATAGATAGAGATAATAAGATGCATAAAGCTAATTATCAATTCAGTATTGATTATGCTCAACCTGATATGTCTTTCTTAAACGTTACATATTCAGAAGTATCACAAGAGCATAAACACCATCATATATTAGAGATTAATAATGCTGATGAATGGCAAGGTAATTATGCGTTGATGCCTAACAATAGAATATTGTTTAACTTACCTAATTTTACTGTAAGAAATGAGATACCAGATTACAAAGTTAATTTGGATTATCCAAGTGTTGAGACTGACAGTTGGACAACAAGCAATGATGATAGTCAATTTTATAAAACAAAGGAGTAACTATGCCACTAAGTAAAAAAGGTGAAAAGATAATGAAGGCAATGAAAAAAGAATACGGAGCTAAGAAAGGCAAGTCAGTATTCTATGCTTCATTTAATAAGGGTGTAATCAAAGGTGTTAAAAAAGGCAGACCAAAGAAAGGAATGTAAATGAAAAAGAAATCTTCGTTCTATAAACATTTTAAAATGAAACCTGCTAATAATGAATCGGCAAGACATGAAAATGCTGAATCTAAAAAGAAAGAAGCAAAAGAAAATATGCTTGAATCTAAAGGTTATGTTGAATTGAAGTCTGGTAAAATGGTTAAAAGAAAATAATTTAATATAGGGAGTCTCAACGAAAAACTCCCTATACTTCTACGCTAGATAAAAACAAATATAGACACTTTCAAAATTGACATAGTCAATATTCATTTGGCAGTCTATTTCTCCAATTGAATTCTTTAATAATTAAATTTTTTTATACAATACTTT